GGAACTCTTTTAGGATCATCTACCCCATACTGGTATAGTTCTAAATAGCAGTCGATATTTTTATCATCTTCTAACCATCTCGTATCGGCATATTGGCGAGCTTTTTTACAAATTGATTTATAACGTTTTCTATCTTGTAAAGTAGTCTCAATTTGAGCAATCATTTCATCTCCAGTTTTAAATTTAATAGGTGCATTATCATATGTACATAAGTCTTGACAAGCAATTGGTAACCCTAATGCACTAGCTTCTATATATTTTAAATCTGATTTAGCTTTATTAAAAGTATTATCTTCCAATGGAGCTACTATCATATTTACGTTCAAATCAAATAAACCCTTACCATATTCATATAACCTTTTCCATGGATGAAATTCTACTTTACCTGATCTAACTAAATCTACTAATGGTAATGGGTGAGCTCCTAAAAATACCCATTGATATTTATCAATAGTTTTTCTTATAACTTCATTAACGTGGTAAAAATCATCTTTAAATTTAACTCTTTGATCTACATCGAAATGAGCTCCTGAACCTGCGTATAATATTCTTGGCTTTCTTTTATTTTTGTCATAACTTTCCATTGTACGACTTGCATTATAATATCTATCTAACCAAAACTTAGGCATAAAATTAGGTATAACAGTAACGTTTTTATTACCTGATTTTTCTTTATAGTAATCCCTCATAAATGGACATGTAACTGAAATTTCATCAACCATAGACATCATTTCTTGAGATGCTTTTCTTATATTAGGGTCTGCAAAAGCTGTTTTATATTTATTATAATCAGGTATATCTTCATGAAAACATATATCATCTATTTCGTATATTAATCTAAAATTATTTTTATCAGCTAATTGCCTTAACCATTTTACAAATTCCAATTGTGCTGGAGTGGCCTGTCTTTGTATTCTTACCCCTTTAGTTTGAATGTAATAACGTTCATCTACATTCATTACCGTGGTACCTTGAACTATAGCTTTACTATGAGCATTCATTACTTGCTCTGGCCAGAGCATTCTCCAATGACCACAACCAGAATAATCAGCATAATAATTTAAAAATCGCGGTAAATTAACTTCTGGCTGCGGAGATAAATCTTGTTTAGGGGGTTGAGGGTTAGGATTAGTTTGAAATGGCCTACCCATGAAAGGGTTATTAATCTGAAATGGCCGGTTACCTTGTATATACATAATATTAATTAATCAATAAAATTTACTCTTCTAGTGATACCATTGTGTTTTTCTAAAAATATAATATCACCGTTAGCTGATTTAATACTTTCTTTCCGGTGACTAATAACCATGACGCACTCATTATATTTTTCAACACGTTCATTTAATATTTCTAATACTAAATCTACCCCTTTTTCATCTAAACTACTATCAAACAATTCATCATAAAAACTAATATTATAATAAACATCACCTTGTGATTTTCTCATATCCATAAAAGAAAATAAACATGCTAAATCAATAGCTTTTCTTTCAGCTCCGGAAAAATTATTATATAAACAAATTTTACCCTTTTCATTAATAATTTCTTCTTCAAAATATTCATTAAAAGCACATATACAATTGCTATCTAACTTCTTTAAAAAATGGGTTAACTTACCATTAAAATGAGAAAGTATCTTTTTAACTATAAAACTTTTTACCCCTTCTTCACTAACTACAAATTTAACCACGTCCATTAAGTTAATAACCTTTTTAATTGAATCAATTTCAGCTTTAATATCATTTATTTTATTTGTAGTTTCAGTTATTAAATCATCAAATGAATTAGTTTCATTTTTAATATTTTCTATATCTGAATTATACTGATTAATAATATTTTCTATTTCAGTTATATTACGTTCAAGATAAGAAATATTATCTTTTTGATTTTTAATACTTAAAAGTTTATTATCTATTTTAATTTTAGCTGATGAATAACTGTTAATCTCTCTAACTGTATTTTCATATTCTTTTTTATTATCTTTTATATCATTTAAGATGTTATCTAGTATATTATTAATTTTTTCTTTTTCTAATTCTATTAAATCTTTATCATGATCTTCTAATGGTCTCAGACACATAGGACAAGTTGCTTCATCAGTACCAATTTTTGATAAAATATTTTTATTAGTAGTTAAATTAGTTTTTAATTGAACTATTTTTTCATATTTTTCATTCTTATCTTTATTTAAAGTAACTATTTCTTCATTAAGTTCTTCAGACTTTTCAACATAAGGCTTTTCATCTATAGATTCTACAGTAACTTTTTCATCCTTATAGTTTATCAAATCAGTATTTTTAGAACTAATTTGATCTTTAATTCTATCGATTCTTTCATTTTTATTCTCTTCAAAATTATCTACTTGTTGTTGCTGGGTATTTAAATGATTATTAGTTTCTTCTAATCTTGTTATCTCTATATCAAAATTACGTTTAACTTCATTATGTTCATTACGTAACTCACCTAGCATTTTACTAAAAATTTCTAAGTTAAATATTTGTTCAATAAATTTACGTTTTTCAGTTTTACTCTTACCCATAAAAGGTACATGATTATTAAGAGTCATTATAACGCAGTTTTGAAATATTTCAGGTGTAGAAGATAAAACTGTATTAATATATTCATTAGTATTAGATATACTGTCTCTAGTTTTATCATTGCCATTTTTATACACATATACTTTACTAGGATTTAAAGTACGTATAATATCAAATTCATTTATACCATGTTTTGGGTCATCTACAGTAAAAGATAATTGTACTTCACATGTACCTGAAGTTAAATTATTAGCTATAAAATTTTTCTTAATATCTCTTAAAGTAGCACCAAATATAGCAAAATATAATGCATCTGCAATAGTACTTTTACCCACACCATTTCGTCTATCTTCTTTATCTCTATTAATACCAGTAACTATATGCAAACCTTTTTCAAAATTTACCACTACATTTTCCTCACCTATAGATAAGAAATTTTTAATTTTTAATTCCTTAAAGCTTACGTATTTCATCTAACTCTCTCATATAAAGATTGAGAATAATTTACCACATCTTTTTTATTTTCTATATCTAACATATTAACAAACTCTTCAATTGCATGTTTAATATCAACACCTGATAAATCATAGTCTTGATCATTCTCGATCTTAAGTTTATTATAGTTTACATCATAATCAATCCTTAATTCAACAGGTTTATAAGTAGTCATTTTAGTTATTAAAGCATCTAAATGATCACTACTAATATTTTTATCAATAATTAATTTTATAATATTACTAGGTAATGTATCTTTAAAAATGTCTTCTACATTTGTCATTTTAATTAACTTGGATAAAATAATTTTTATATGTTTAGGGGTAATATTGTTTTCAAAAAAATCATATGACATATTATCTAAATCTAAAATATAATATCCTTTAGTTTGCATTGTATCTCCAAAATCCATTTCAAAAGGATTACCTACATAAATTATAGAACTACCTTGCTTTTTATAATGTTTTTCATCTCTTGCATGAAAATGACCGGTAAATATTAATTTAGATTTTTCTACTAATATATCAGGATTATCACCATGATCACAAATCTTAAACATATTCATTTTAAAGTTTTCTAATTCAAAATGACCAAATATAAGATCACTATTAGGAATATCATCAATTTTAGTTCCCCATGGACAAAACGATATTAATTTACCTTTATAATCAACAGTAGCAAGTTTATCATATACGGTTAAATTTTTATAACCTTTTAAAATGCTTAAACTATTGATTTCAGATGTATCTTTGTACCAAGCATCATGGTTACCAGTTATCATTATTATATTAAAATCTTTAAATTTATCTAATAAATCTTTTGCAAAATTTAAAGTTTTAACTGAAATTTCATCTCTATAGTGAAAGAAGTCACCACAGAATATAATATCTTTTATATTATGAGATTTTAAGTTCACAATATACCAATCAACCCATTTATTAGCTATACCTAACCAGAAATCATTATTCTGGTGCACACCTAAATGTATATCAGAAAATATAGCTACTTTATTCATTAAAATCAGTATCTACATCGTCACTCATAGGTTTAACGTAAACTCTACCATCCATTGAATCTAGCATTTCTTGCTCATAAACCTTTTCTTTATATTGACTTAAAGTTTCAGCATGCTTTTTTTCTTTTTTTATTCTATTAATAAAAGCATGAAAAGCAATTGTAGTAAAATATGAAAATGGATTATGTTCAGATTCGATATTAAACTTTTTATTAGTAACAGCAGTATACATTTTAACTAATGCATCTCCAACCATTTCATCTCTGTATGTATAATTAATAAAGTTAGATGAATAACTTAAACCATGAGCAATTTTATGTATCATATCACCTAACTTTGGTGTGCAATCACCGCATTTATAATATTCTACTAATTCAGCTTTTAATTCTCGTGGATCTACATAGTATTCTGTCTTTTTAGGTTTAGGACCCCTACGCTTACCGGTAGTTTTTTTAGTATTAGCCATATATTAATTATAAATTAAGTAATTTATTTTTCAACTATATCAGTTAATGTATAATTAATTTTTTCTAAATCGTAAATTTCTTGTCTTTTATCACCATGACGTATACCATATTTTAATTGATCACATATATCAATTATTAATAATTTATTTTTACTTTCATGTAATCTTAATCCTCTACCTATAGATTGAATAGTTCTAATAAAACTTTTACCCCCAGAAGCAAACATAATCATGTGTATATTTTTTATATTAATACCAGTACTAAAAATAGAGCTCATAGCTATACAAATAACATTGCTATTTGTCTCCATTATTTTTTTAATTTGATCTCTTGTTTCTACTTCTACTTCCCCTTTTACAAAAAATACTTGTTTATCTTTACTTTCAGATAATTTATTATAAAGTGCATCACCATGGGCTAAATGATTAACTAATATAAGAGAATTATTATTAAATTTACTACTAATATTTTGTATAACATTATTTCTAAATTCATTAGTATAAATAAAATCTAATTCAGTTTTAAAATTATTATTACCTGATATATATAAAGGTTTATCATTGTAACTTATGTTAATTATCTTAACGTCTACGCTAGTTAAATAACTTTCTAACCTAAGTTCATAGCTATCCTTATCATATATAACCTTACCTAATTTACCTAAAATATTCCATTCATCGGGTTTGTTATCTGGTAAGGTACCTGTTAATCCAAATTTATTATTAGTGGTTATTTCATTAACCATTTTGCTAATTTTATTAGATTTTTTAATTGTATGGCACTCATCTACTACTAATGTATCTACGTATTTTATCCAATCATTATCTTTAAACTTACTTTGTAAAATACCTCTATTAGCTATAATACAATTAGCAGTTAAATCAGGTTTTATCTTACCAGTCCATCTCGTAAATTTAAATTTAACATCATAATCTATAAAATCTTTATATGTTTGATTAACTAAACCTAAATCTGGTACTATAATTAGTATTTTTATTTTTTCATTATTTTTAAATAAACTCATTAATAACGAAGCTATCGTTAAAGTTTTACCCCCACCAGTACCGAGTTTTATTATACCTCTACCAAACTTTAGGGCATTTTCAACAGATTTTAACTGATAATCTCTAAGAGAAAATTTTAATTTATTATAAACTAAATTAGACTTACAGTTATCAGGTTTTACTATATTTAAAACGTCTTCATCTACTTGAATATCATTTTGAGTATATTCTTGCTTTATATAAGATAATATATTAAAAAATAGTCCGGGTTCAAAAAGTCCAGTAGGGGTTATACAATATATTCTCGGATTCGAATAAAATCTTGCCCTACCTCTTAGTCTAAATCTTGCTGTATCGTCTTTAACACTAAAATGTTCTCTAATATCATCTAAATTATCAGTTATAAGACGTATCTTACCTTTTTCTAATTTAAATTTTATCATAATTGTTCCATTTTCATTATTTCAATAATATTTTTAATATCAAAACCTACCGCACTAAAAGTTTTTTCAGTTTTTTCTAAAAATTCTATAATTAATTCTTCTTCATTTATTCTATTTAAAATTTCTATCATTTTATCATGCTTATAGCTTGCTTTTTCAGCAACTGGTATAGTAACTTTAACTGGACTACTTTCTATTATTTTTTCTACTACCTCTTTTTTTATAGCATCTCTTTGATTTTTAAGAGTTAAAAGATTTTTTTTATGTCTTATCAACTTAGATACCCAATAATGTTTACGAGCTGGTGCTTTCATAGACGAATCTTTTAAATTAAATTCATTAATTTGTAAATTTTTTTCTATCTCATCTATATATTGATCTAATAAACTCACCTATTAATTATAAATACTATTATGAAAAAAACAACTCTGTTTGAAAAAGCATTTTTAGAAAAATTAAATCCCAAAAAACACGATGCTGGGGATTATGTTAAAGATTTTCAGAAATCTAAAGCCCCGCAGTTTAAAGGTAAATCTAAAAAGAAAAAAAGAGAAATGGCAATAGCTGCTTATTTAGATGCAAAAGAAGAAGATGAAAATACTGTAGGAGGAGGTGCTTTAGGGTCTGCGGCTGCTGCAGGTTATGGAACTACTGTTAGCGGTACACCTGGAACAGATGCTTATGCTACTGGTGATTATAGAAAACCAGTAGCTTTAGGTGCCACATATTCAAGATTTGGTAAAGTTGGTAAAAAACGAAAAACTAGAAAACGTAAAAATAAGAAGTAAATAACTTAATGGATACAGGTATATGGGAGGTTTGCGAGCCAATACCAGAAGATACTTTTGGGTTTATATATGAGATTACTAATTTAACTAATAGTAAAAAATATATTGGTAAAAAACAAATGGTTCGTAAAATTAGACGAATGCCTTTAAAAGGTAAAAAACGTAAACGTGTAGACTATATTGAAAGTGATTGGAAAACTTATACCGGGTCTTCAGATGCATTAAATGAAGATATAAAAAATTTAGGTATGAATTATTTTAAATTTAATATACTAAAATTTTGTAATAGTAAATTTGAGTTATCTTATTTTGAAGCTAAAATACAATTTGAGAAAGATGTATTATTAAATGAAAATTATTATAATGGTATTATAAATTGCAGAATAGGTAAAGCCCCTAGAATATTTCTGGAACAGTATTATAATAAAAATAATGATGGCTGACTTGCATATAGAAAATTATGATTTTACTATTATTGATTTTAACGATTTATTAATAAATCATATTCAAGATAAAATAATTAATTCATTATATGAATATACTTTATTAGATAAAAGTATTAATAATTTACAAGTTAAAAAATTTATATATCACTATACTATATATAGCATCTGTGAAAAGTTATTAGAAGGTAAAACTAAATCTATAATCTATTTTAATAATACGCAGTTAGATGATTGCGAATTATTAAAATATTTTAAAGAAAGTGAAATACTGTCTTTCTTTACTAATTTTTTACGTAAAGTGGATAAAAT